CCTCAAATCAGGTGTGCCGTTTGTTCCATCACACAAATACCATCCCGTTGGGACGCTTCCAATTGAGCCATACCACAATGAAATCATGCCAGCAGGGATAGTAGTACCAACCGCAGTTTGAACGCCCACAATGCCGTATATGTTGTCGTATGTGCCAAGGGTTGTACCAACAGAAGTCTTGACCACAAACTTATAAAAATACCCATAAGACAACCAAATTTCATTTGTCAATCGACCAGACGAATCTAAAACAATAGGATTTGAATTTGCTACTGAGCCGCCCACATCCGTGTAAGTTGCTAAGGCAGTGCTTGAGCCAGCTTGGTAGGTGTAAATCAGACCGCCGTTCAATGGCAACCCAGTGTTGTCAAAGAATTGCTGACTGTTGCCAATAGGTGAAAGATTAACTGCCATGATGCGTCCTTATTTGTTTATTAAATCTTTAATTGGAACAAAACGTGATTGTGCGTTTTTAAATGCTTCTTCTTCCGCTTTTTGAATTTTCTTTTGTTTGCCTTTTTCTAATTTTGCCCCAATTATTTCATGGGTAGCAAGCGCGGGTAATCCAAAACCAGCGCCACCAGTAGCAAATTCAGCAGCCGCAGCAGAACCTTTTTGCAAAATTTGTTGACCTATTTTCCCAGCCAGCTTTTGTTCTATGTTTATTTTTTGAACAGCAGCACCGGGATACCCTGTATCTGTTTTCAAAATATGCGACACATTATGCAAATCTCTAAAGTTTCCCATTTCTTCAGCATTAAACAATCTAGGCATAACTTCACGATTGGCATTCATGAATTTAGTTAATTGCACTGGTTTATTAGCTAGTTCAGCTATGTTGCTTGCAAATTGTGCTTTAATGTTTGCTAGGGCCTGATTGCCAGCAGTTTGCAATTCTGGCGGCATATTCTTCAATGTATCAATTACATGAGTAAATTGCTCAACCGACATATTTGCAATGTTTTGAGATATTTTTTCTTTATCAACTTTGCGGTTTATATTGTTAGGGCCGCTTTCATCCAATATTGCTGCAATTCCTTTTGGATTGTCCAAAGTGTTTTTACGTAATTCAACCAAACTTCTAGCATCTTTATAAATTGGCGAATTAGTATCTAAATTGGCTAAAACGTCTTCATCTACCGCCGCTTTTAATTCGCGGTGTAATTTTGCATTTTTTCCTGCTTTATCATAATTTTCATTTATAAATTGACGAAAATTTTCTGCTGTTTTTGCGTCAGTTGGCAATAAATTACCATCTTTATCAATCATTTTTAATTGACGCATTCTTGCTTTTGCAACATTTGCCAAGCCAATGGTTTCTGTATTTGTCAAAGTTAAAGAATCATCATTCAAAATATTTAATATGTTGTTTGCTTCAACAGGAATATTTTTAGCTTGGGCATCTCTTTCTTTGTAAATTTTTCCTGTTTCATTGTCAAAATAATTTTCTAACTTTTTCAATGGATCAAGAATAGCTTCACCACGCTTGTATTGGGCGCTTTCATCCAATCCAACAATGCCGCCTGTTTTTTGCGCTTGTTGATCAGCAAATACTTGCAATCGTTTTTGTTCATCCTTAAATCGTTCAGCAAGATAATTACCCAATGGCGTATCAGATTTTGAAGTCTGATAGTTTGTTGCTCGTTCTTTTCCTTTACCCTCTAATGCCGCTAAATCAGCAGCATGGTCTTCACCTAAAACACGCTGCATTGCTTTTGCTCTGGCGAATTGTTCATCCAGCGGCAGGCCATTTTCAGCATATTCAACAGGCTTAAATTCAGCATCTGGGCGAGTTGGTTTAGCCGTTCCAAGGTCAGCCGTGCCTATTGCTTGACCATTGGTGTCTACAATTGGTTGTTGAATTGATGGGGCTTCAGTTGCACTTGATTTTTGCTGTTCGTATTCTTGATTTAGTTGATCGGCATTTTGTTTTAACTTGCCTCCCCTAGCTTCAAAATCGGCTTGCATTTGTTCTGCGGTCATACCACCAATTTTTGTTGGCTTGTAGTTTGTTGTTCCCGGCGCAATTGCTTCAACAGTTGCACCAACCACATTTTGTATTGGTTTTGGAATATATGGTTTTACTGTGTTAGCCGCTAATTTTGCTTCATTTACAATCGGCTTAACAACAGTGGCAATCGGTTTGCTTGCTAGTCCCGGCACAAGAAATGACAATGAAGTCATCATGTGTTCAATGTCTGCCTTTGGCAAATTAAGGCCAATGCTTTTTTGATTTTGATAAATCCAATCTGCACCTTTACCAACGTTTTCGCCAATAAAATTAATTACTCGTTGCGATAATTCAGCTTTATATGCTGGGTCTTCAGTAACGCCAAAAAGTTTGCCAAACGGTTTATCAAATGCAGAAGTCACTTGTTGACCAAAATTTTGAGCTTCTGTTGATGACGCAATTGGACGCGCACTTGCTTGTGCAATATAACCCAACATAGGCCCAGCCGCCCCCAGCGTTGTGTCAGCTAGAGATGCTGTACCAGCACCTAATTCTTGCATTCCCCTTAAAAATTTGTTAGCTGATGATTTAACAGTAACAGGTGCTGGTTGCACTTCTGAAACATTATTTGTTGTATTACTGCGAATTAAATTCAAAACATCATCATCTTCTTCAGCATTGGGTTTTTTGCTAGGAGCAGACGCAGAAGTTTGTGCATTTCCACGAATCAAATCTAATACTTCATCAGCCATCACAAAGTCCCATCTTTAATGAGTTTCTGAATGTTCTTGTATTTTTGTTCAATTATTGTGCGATCTTCTGAACCCGGCGAGGAGTTAATAATTCTTTCCGCCATTTTTTCTCTTAGTTCTTTATTTTTAATTAATTTTGATAAAGACATAAGTTCAAACACTTTAGCGTCAGCATTGTTACTCCACATTTGAGTAAAACTACCCATATTGCTTTCGCCAAATTTACGACCATATTTGTCAGAAGCCTGTCCTAGTTGATCTCTAGCCAACATTTCGCCATGCAATTGAACTGCAATTTTTTGCAAAACTTCTGGCGGATAAACTTCTGTTCCTGTGGCAGTCGCCTTTAATGCTTTGCCTGCATCTGTTGACATATCTGGTGAACTGGGCAAAGACATTTGTAATTGCGCTAAACTTTTGCTTAATAATTTATATTTGCTGTCATCTGCCAACTTGTTTAAATACTGTTCAATTTGCAAGCCTTTACCAGATTTGCTAATTGTGTCTTGCAACAATTCATCAGTGGTTTGCATAACCTTTTCAAGATTATTACGCATTGGCGCAATTGTCAGTCGATTGGCAATAGTATTTCTTAAAAATTCACTACCTGCTTTTTGTGCATCTGCTTCGCCTTGTTGCAACGTAAACACAGGTTGACCCGGCTGTCGAACAGGAAACCTTGGCGGTACAGCTTGACTATATACAGGAAGATTTTCTGGCACATCTTGAGGCAATCTTGCAACCATCGGATTTTGTTTTGGCGCAACTAATTGTGTAGTAGGCTGATTTTTTTGATTTTGAATGACGGCTGGCGCATTAATGGGGGCATTAATCGGCGCATTGCTAACTGGTCGAGTGCTAATTCTTCCTTGGTTGTCTTTACTTTGAATAAATTGATTGCCTTGCGTGTCTTGCACAAGTATTTCGTTTGGCATAAGTTGCAAATTGACCGCAGTTCCGGGCAATGGTTTACCAATAGGAACGCCAGAAAACTCATTTGTTGATGTAACTTGCCTTTGCGTTCCTGTATCTACAGATACGCCGCTTGGGTTCAATGCGTTAGTGCGTGCAGATTCATCCAATCCTTGAATATGGCGTTGTTTGAAATATCCGCGCAAATTACCGGGATCAGTTGCGGCAATTTCTAAATATGGTTGAATTAATTTTTGGGCTTCATCTCTTTTAACGCCCAAATCATCCGCCATAGTCATGCCATTTTTTTGAACCAAGTTAAATAATGCTTCTCGATTAGCGGCGCTAGGATTCTTTTCAGCGTCGATCACCAAAGGATTATTGATCATTGAAATTTGCGAATCTGCAATTTTCTTTTGCTTCAACGCCATTAAAGCCAATCGAGCTTGTTCTGCACCAGATTCAGCGGTTGATGCTGCCGCTGTTGCTGATGTAACCCTTGGATTTACTGTGCTTTGTGAAACATCTGCTTCTGCTTTTGCGCGGCGCACTTCTTCTGGCAATAATTGCTGTAATCTTTGCAATTCAGTAGCAGACCGTTGAACCTCCAAAGGATTGATTTCTTGAGCTTGTTTGTATGCTTGTGCGCCACGGGCAATGTAAACCATATCAGCCAAAGACATGGCTTGCGGCGGCTTTGAACCTAAAGCTACGGGCGTGTAATCTGCCATGATTTATCCTTATTATGATATTGAGATTGGTTTTTCATTTGAATAAGAACCGGGAATCGTACCGCCAGTATTTGGTGGTTTACCCAATAGAGTAGATAAATATTGTTGATTGGCATAATTCTGAAAACCACCAGCCAACGCATTACCCACGCCAATTTGACCAGCGCCAATTGCTGAACCAGCGCCAGCAATAGCACCGCCTACGCCTTGTGCAGTTTGACCTGCAAGCTGGTTAGTTTGACCAAGGGATGTTTGCCCCAACCCGGCAATTGATGCCAGATTGTTGTAAATGTTTGATCGTTGTGTTTGATAACGATTGAACGCATTACCATATTCTTGGCTTGCTGCATTTTGTCCGTAGTTAGTCAGCCCTTGCAAAGCATTACCACCAACCAAACCGCCTGAAGAATTTAATAAATTGCTGGTTGCAAGATTGCCTTGCTGTAGCCTGAAGTTATAACTAGGGTCAATTCCAGCCTGAAAGTCTTCTGCCCCAAACTGATGGGTTAGATAAGGTTTCATATTGGAAATATCGCTTAACGCACTGTAGCCTGCTTCACGATATGGGGCTTGTTGTGCGTTTTGAACATCAAACATTTGTTTCTGCACTGCGGCAGATTGCTGTATTGCATTAGCTTGCGTTTGCGCTGCTTTGTTTGCTGAGTATGCGCCAATAATTGCGCTTCCTCCAATTGCTACTGCGACCCAACTCATATTATTCCCCTTTAATTTCTAGCGTTTTCAATTTGTTTGAAGAATCAAACAACGCAAGTTCATCTGGTTCAATCATTTCTTTTTCAATTTCATCTAAATCAGTTTTGTCTGTCTTGTGAAATGTGATTCCAATTGCATCAGTCACTGCTAATGTCACTCTTTTTGTGCCGGGCTTGCTTTCAATAAGGTCACCTGCATACAAATGAATCATTCCTTTTTCTGACCATGCAATTATTTCACCTTTAGCACATAAAAAATAGTGATCTTGCTTGTGAACTTTACCCACAATCAAAGTGCCTGCTGGTCGGGTTAACTTCCTTGCATACATACCGCCATGAAAATAATGTTCTGTTTGCATAGCATCAGCCGCCAATTGCAATTCTGCTTGCGGCATATTTGCCATTTCCATTTGCAGCTTTTCTATCTGCTCACGGGTTGGCACATTATTTAAAAGCAAATCGTTCATTGGTTGTAATATGGCACTTTATAGGCCACACCGTTTACAGTGACGTTCATGAATCCCACAGGATTCGCAGGCAATGATGCTGACCCCGCAGTGGCAGTTGTGGCGCTACTGAAGTTTAGCAAATTAATAAAGAACTGTTGCCATGCTCGTGTTGGCCTTTTGGTCTGTCCGTCCAAAAACTCAGACTGCGGATAAGGTTGTGATTGTGGGGTAGGTAATGACATCAGTTATCCCCTGCGCTAGATTTCAAGTTTGCAGAAATAATGACCGCCTTTACAGGGTCAGAAATTGAGACTTCAAACACTCGATCCCGCGCTGTACCCAATCGCCGCCAGATGGCACGGTTTGCATATTTACCCATCAGACCAATGGAAGTCCAATGTTCATTTGACCAAGTAGAACCGCCATTGTCAGACCAACGCAACATAGCCTGTGGGTTTACCCCTGTACCTGTAGAATCCCCCACGCCGGGCTGGAATTGAATTTGCAATTCATCAAAATATTCTCGTTGAAAGTCTGTAACCAAATGCGGCGCACGGCGTAAACGCTTGACATATTGCCCATCATCCGTGTAATTCATTGGATCAAGTTTGTAAATCTTTCCGTTGGCGTAATCTCCAACCATTACCAAGCCTTGAAACTGAACGCAACAATTCCCCCTTGCGCGTTCATATTGACCTAAGTTGTTTGTATACAACCATTTATGCCACATTCCTGATGCAACGTCATAGCACCAAGTCAAGTTAATTGACGGAAAGCTGATGACATAAACTTCGTGACCCTCAAGCTGATAAGTCCATGCAATAGCATCAGATACCGTTTGATTTGTCAAAGAATTTTCTACCGCATGGGTTGAAATCCTTGTGGGTACATAGCCATTCATTTGCACAATTTGGGCTTGTCCACGGATGTTTCGGCTTAAATATGCAAATGAATTACCAAGCCTTGCTACGCTGAATTTGGCTGCAATGCCGTGCTGGGTTGATGTGCCGGGAATTCTTTGCAATGGGAACGGTGATGTACCCGCATCAATCCAGACCTCACTAGAAACTTCACCCAGCAAATAAACCTCACGGTGGTCAACAATTAAAGAAACCAAATTATCCGGCGCACCGTCTTTACTTGAAAAACTTGTTGAGCCAGAAATAGGCGACAAACCCGCAGAAGCCCCAAATTGCTGAGTATCAGGGCGGTTGTAAACAAAATAGTTGTCCACAATATCAACCGATGACGCGCCATTAAATGCCCCATCTGTGGTCGGCAATACAGACCAATTCAAGCCATATAGCGTTCTTGAAGTCACTGTTTGTGAATTGTTGACCGTGTATGTTCCGGCGCCGCCTGTGCCTGTTCCAAGGGCTGTAATGATGGTTTGTGCAGTTACTGTTGAACCTTGAATAGTTTGACCAACATATAACGTACCACTGGTCACGGCGGTAACAGTTAAGGTAGTACCAGCAATTGATCCTGTAACAACTGCACCTGCTGTAGTGCTGTTCATTAATTCAGATGCAACTGTTTGGCTTTGATTAATTGTGTATGTGCCAATACCACCTGTGCCAGTTCCCAATGCTGTAATAACCGTTTCTTGCGTAATACCAACACCAAACAATGATTGATTGATTGCTATTGTTCCATTGGTCAACGCCGTAACGGTTAAGGTTGTGCCAGAAATTGACCCTGTAAAAACCGCTGATGATGGGCTAGAAATGCGCCATGTGTAACGATATGATCCATCCACAATGTAAGCATTTATTCCGTTATCAGTAATACCAACAATGCCAGTTGTTGAATTTAACTGACCAACCATTGTGACAATATATGATGAAGTCAACGCATAAACATATTGACCACAAACCGCCAGCAAAATATTGCCGCCTGACAAAGTACGCATTCCCCTGACTTCTTGCTGATTTTGAAACAACACCAATGAAGTTAATCCCGGCGTTGGATACAGCGCCACCACCCCACGATCACCCGGCTGCTTTAACGGGTCAATCTCAGGAAAGAAATTGATGCACTCTTGGGCATCTTGGTAAATGCTAGGCGCTTCATAAGATGGGCCAACAAAGCCAAAATCAGGCATTATCGAAAGCCTCCATCCATAATGAAGCCAGCATCTTTTGCGCGTCCAACCATCAAAGCATCAGGGTATCTTGCAACCTGTGCAGGCTTCATGTTAGTGCGTTTGATAATTGCTTTAGCATTACCAGCAAATGTGTTGATTAATTGAATTTGGATAGGATTGACTTTGCCATACATAGGCATCAAACGTTCAGCCAAGCACCAACGCAATGCCATGTTGTAGCCCTGCGGTAGCGTGATTGTGTCGTACAGCGACCCAAAAGTGCGAAACATAGTATTTGCAAACAAATGCAATTCACCAGATGACGGATTAGGAAACACATACAACGTGCCAAGTGTTTCGCTAGGCTGGTAATAAACCATTTTTGCCCACGGGCCGTTCAATTGTTTGATGCCTAAAGATTCATATTCTTCTAGGCTTAGGATTGCCACAGGGTAATCCAAATAACCACCCGCCACACTTGAACCGCCTTGCTGAGTAGCCACGCGCACAAAGGCAGATTCAATTGTTAAGGGACGTTCATAATAAGCAGTGATTGTGGTACTTGATGCGGTTTGAGATTTGCTGACAGTGTATGTGCCGCCTTCATTGACGTTACCGCCAGCACCAGTACCAAATCCAACAATCGTTGTGCCTGCGGTGATTCCTGTGCCGCTTATGGTCATACCCATTGTGATAGCGCCAGAAATTACGCCATCAACAGGGACGGTCAGGGTTGTGCCAGAAATTGAGCCTGTAAATGATGCACCCACTGACCCAGACGGGCCAAGTGTGTATTGCACGGTATTTTGAACGGTCTGAAAAATGATTTCGGTCTTATAGAAAACCATCATGTTTTCATTTGACCACTGGGCGCACATATCATTCAGCATATCAAATGCGTCTTGTGCATCATCTGAAGACGGTGATTCACCAGCAGCTAATGCGCCAATATCTTTTAGCGCACGGCTAATAATGTCGTAAGGAGTGGTCATTTATTACACCTTTGGCACAAATTTCTGTGGCAACCAAGGTGGAACAACAACTCCATTCTCTTTTAAAGACGCTAGTTGTTCCTCTAAACGGGATTTTATAAGGTTTACGCCGTTTTGGGTAGTCTCATTTTCAATCCATGATGCCACATCAGCTTCAGTCACTTCACCAAACGGCTTTTTTAGAATTTTGTCGCTAAACCAGCAATTACCCTCTGTTTCTACTTTTTCGCCAGTGTCTGCTTCTGCAAGCACATGATATTTGGCATGAGTTATCAAATCGCCATTAGCGGATATTTCTAAAATTTTCCAATCAAATGTTGTCATTTTTTATCCCACAATCCAATTTGTACCATTATCAAAAACAGGCACGACAACAACGCCGCCACCGACAACAGTTGACAATGCAACTGGTGTTAAGGCATTGGTCACATAAGCCCTGCGTCCTGCTGTTCCTGCTGCCGGTAAATTTGCCACTAAATATCCCGCTGTTTTTGTTGTTCCAGCAAATGTAGCGTTTTGCGATGTATCTAATGTCAATGCAGTTGTAGCCGCACCGCCAGCCGTTGTCGTTTGTAAAGCCAGCGCACCTGTGCTATCGGCAGTGGTTTTGATACCTGCGCTACCGCTTGATACGCCATTGTCACTGAGGATAGTACTAGCCATTTGTTACCTCTGCTGGTTCTGGTGTATTGCCCTCTGCAATCCATGCAAGATAGGCTTGATAGTCGGTGTTGGCGGGGTCGAATGGGATATATGCGTTGTCTGAACGCAAAATTCCATCATTCCTATCACCAAGATATGTTGATATTGCTGGCTGTACAGTTATATCAACAAAAAAATTACCAAGTATTTTGTATGTATACATTTATAACTCCGCACTTGCTGTGTAATGAAGAAATGTATTGTTGTTTTGTGCGCCTGAACTTGGGGGGTTGTATGCCCCCATTACAAAGGCATTTGTTGATAAAGTATTTGCTAATGGAATTGTATAATTTGCGGTCAAATTATCTGTCCATCCACCAGTGTTTAAATAAGCAGAAACTTTGCTTGCATTACCCGCACTATCATAATAAGCAAATGTGGGGGCAGCTCTCATTTGCACAGCAAACGATATTGAATTTAATCCCGCCCATACTCCATATAAGCCAACTGCGCCACCAACAATATTAAGTTTTGTAACTGATGCAGGAACAGTTTCTATTGCATAAGATTTTTGATAATAGCGTTGACATAAAGCCAACTCAGTCCCATAAGGTCTGTAATCAAAACTTGTTGCTGTTGATCCTTTTTCTAACTGAACGGTGTCAATTATCCATGTGCCAGATGTTTGTGCGCCAACAGTAAATAAAATCTGAATGCCTGTTGTAGCCGCAGATGGAATGGAAATATTGGCTGTGTATTGTGTTCTGGTGCTAGATACAGTAAATGTTCCTGTAGCAATTGAAGTAACCGTAGGGCTTGCTAATGAGCCAAAAGTGTCTGTTGTGTTGGCATAGTAAGCAGTCCATGTCACTGTGGTTAACAATGAGTTAGAAATGTAGCAGGACAAAGTGGCTGTAGTGTTTGCCAGATCAAAACAGTTTTTAGCTTCAATTCGTTGACCAAAACCAATCGCCGTAACAGATGCCGCCCCAGTAAATTGATAGCGATATTGTGATGATGTGTATGCGCCAGCAACTTGCTGACCAGTGACGTTAGCACCTGTGCAATAGGCATACCATCTGTCCACGGTGTAAGCCAATGCTGCTGCCGCTGTAATGGTTTGAGATGCACTCGCATTGCGTTGATCAACAGCCATTCCACCATTGATGATGCGGTTCTTATAACCCGTAACAGACGTAACAAATTCTCCTGTTGTGCTGGTGGTAGGCGTTGTAATGCCTGTTGTTCCATTAAGAACAATTGTCATGATTGCTCCTGTGTTTCAAGAATTATTGTATACATCAGTAATCCGTTTCAGTGTAAATATTGCCAACAGATAAAGTAACGGCTGAAGCAGTAGCATTGTTTGATCTCCATAAAGCCGAGGCTAATCTTGTTGTATTTGCTGGCAAAACAGTTCCTGCTGTGCCTGTCAATGTTCCAGATGCTTTATCGCCTGTATTTAACCTAGTGACTTGGTAATAAACAGTATTATTTGATGTTGGAGGCGCAAATAAAGTCAATTCATACCAATCAGTTGCCGATGTTCCTGTTGGAAAGTTTGCGCCTAAATCAATTGGCGTTTGAGCCGCAGAACCACCATAATAAATTTTTAAGTTAGTATCAGCCGCGCCTTGTCCAACACCAATTACGTTTGTCAAAGTTGATGGTTCTACGTTAGTTGGCGCACTAAAACTAGAAGTTAATCCAACAAATGTTCTTGGTGATGCAACAGTATCAGCAATTCCAAAACGAACAACATAATAAAATCCACCATATGCAGGAGTAGTTGCAGTTCCAAGTGTTAATACACCAACACTTGAAGTGTAAAAACCTCCTAATGAACCAGCAGTTCCTGCGCTTACGTTGTTTACTCTAACAGCTCTTGTAAATAAATTAGTTGTTGTAACTGAAATACCTGTTGCTGTTCCTAAAGACGCAAAAGATGAATTTCCAACATAACTAATTGAACTTGAACCATTTAATGGGCTAACTGTTGAAATTCTTTTATTAGCAAATGCTGGCTGCAATTGAACAGCCGCATTGGTGGCATTTAAAAACGCTGGCGCTGTATATCCACCGCCAATAGTTTTGGCAAATGTTTTTAAGTTACCAGCAGACGGTGCTGTTGGATCAGCCAATGCAGGTAAGTTTACATATTGACTTGAATCAAGAGTCAATCCAGTTGTAGGTGTAGCACCCGTCTGTAAAACAAGCGCACCCGTAGTATCCGCAGTAACTGTATATGCAGTTGTCGTTGTCGTTGATGCTGCAATCGTACTCATATAATTACGTGCCTTTGTCCTGATGAAACTGTGACTGTTACGCCAGAATTGATTGTCAACGGGCCAACAGAAAAACCATTATTTCCAGTTGCAATTGTGTAACTTGCTGAAACGGTGGTTGAATTAATATTAATACCATTACTGCTGATTTGTTCAGGTGCGCTTAATTCGCCAGTGCTTGGGTTGTACTGAAGTTTGGTAGACGACACATATTCTGTGCTAATCGTGCCTGATGTCGCATTTGCAAACAATGGATAACGCGCCGAATTGGTAGTTGTATCGTCAGTTATCGTAATTGCCGATCCAGCAGAAGCCCAAACAAATGAAGTTCCGTTGTATTGCAAATAAGTGCTTGTTATTGTTGGCGCAGAAATAAATGATGTAGCGCCAGCCCCCGTGTTATATGGAATTTGTAAGTTTGTGCCACCTGCAATGTTTGTTGCTGTAGTTGCACTGGTTGCTGTTGCCGCATTACCACCAATAGACAAACTGGATGCTGTACCCGTCAAACCTGTGCCTGCGCCAGCAAAACCCGTAGCCGTCAGAACGCCCGTAGATGGCAGATATTGCAGCTTAGTTGAACTGACGTATTCAGTTGTGATTGATCCAGAAGTCACCGATGCAAATAATGGATACCTTGCCGATATGCTTGTTGTATCGTCAGTAACAGTGATTGTTCCCGATGGACTTGACCATGTGGGTGCAGATGTGCCGTTGGAGGTCAAAACCTGACCAATTGTTCCAGCCGCTAAAAATGCAGTTGCACCAGCAGCAGACTGATAAGGGATATACCCAGCGCCACCACCTGCCAAATTGGTAGCCGTGGTCGCTGTGGATGCCGACCCGACCGACAACGTAGATTGCGCCACATATTGCGGTGCAGATGCCCCCGCGATCAATACATAATTTGTTGTTCCTAACGCCAATGTGGTGGTGGTTGATGCACCTGACTGATACACCAATGAACCAGCCGCACCGCCTGCTACGTTTGTTGCCGTGGTAGCCGTAGCCACCGCACCAGACACAATTGATCCCAAAATTGAAATCAACCATGTGGGGTTTGAATATGAACCCGTGGAATACAACCCATTTGTGACTGTGGCTGAATTACCAGAAATGCTAATTCCCCATGTGCCAGAAGCATTTATTCCTGTGGTGGATGGTGCGCCAACTGTGTTGTAGCTAATAGTAACTGCCGCACCGCCGTTATATGTCTGCGGTGAAGTGCCGCCAGAGCCGCCAGAATTAATTGTGAGACTGTTTGTAACGCTTCCCGCACTGGTGGCAGTAGCTGCGTTGCCCCCAATGGATAAACCGCTTGCAGTGCCTGTTAAATTCGTTCCTGCGCCGCTGAAATAACTATTTGCAGTGATTACTGTTCCAGTAACCGCAGCCGCCGTAGTCGCCCCAACAGTTGTCCCGTTAATTGTGCCGCCAGTAATTGCCACCGCATTTGCATTTTGGGTTGACATTGTGCCAAGCCCAGAAACTTGCGTGTTTGCAATTGCAATTGTTGTATTCGTAACCCCTGTAACCTGACCTGATGCGTTGGTCACAAATACAGGCACAGCAGATGCTGAACCATACGTCCCAGCAGTTCCCACGGGGGTAATGCTGAACTGATATGCCGATAGCGTCAAACCTGTGCCAGCGGTATAAATTGCTGTATTAGCAAACCGCACAAACGTAATGGGGGTAGTGCCTAAAGTGCCGCCCGGAGTATTTGTATCAACCCACGCAGAACCTGCTAACGTCACGCCATCATTGACAAACAGATAAGCAGAAAGCAATTCATCATAGGTATTGGCATCAAGGGATCGAGTCCATGCGCCAGCCGCTGCTAGATAAATACCATTATTTGCACCTACGGTTTGGTCTTTTACCAATATCCGCATTCCAGCCGTTAAGGTCACATTCCAATCACCATTTGCCTGCACCGCCAAGCCAGACAACGTAATGTTGCCTGTAGTAGTGTAATTTGCTGGGGCTTTAAACGCTAGACCCTGTGCAATTGCATCGACATAAGCCTGATTTACAATAGAAGTTGGGCCAGATGGGGCGCTAGAAATTGTGCCTGTGGTTGTTGCAATATCAGTAAAAACCCCAGTAGATGGGCTTGTAGCGCCAATTGTGGTGCTGTTTATTGTGCTACTGGTGATGTTTAGACCCGATTGATTGGGGTCAATAATCGGATAAAACGGCGTACCCGCTGGCCCAATCAGCGAAATCAGTGCAAATGTCGGTTCAGGCTGAAATATGCCTTGAACTGGGACAATGTTTATGGTTTGGGTTTTGGCGGCTTCATTTGCCATATCAAAACCTTAACCCGCTTGTGCAGGAGTGATATACAGCGTGTTTGTGCTTGAACTGATGCCCTTGATATAAAACGGCGCTTTAGGGGCGGCAATGATCAAAGGGTAATTCATGTTTGCTGGCAAAACGTATGAACCTTTATTGCCAGTGGTTGCAATGCTTGGGGTTGTTACGGTGCTAGAATTTGATAATTCAACCGCCGCAACACCATTACCAGTATTGAGCAAATGCACATAGTTGGTTTGGTCGTTTGTGGTGGCTTCAATCAACAGCGCAGAACTGGCTGAAGTTGTTAAATCTAGGGCATAAGTGCGACCTGACAGGCGCATAACTGATACATTGACCATTTTCAGTCCTTCAAAAGTTTCTTAATTATAGGCGTACAAATGAAAAAAGCCACCCCTTTTGAGGATGGCTTCTTCTAACTCATTCTCTATTAAAACTCAGAGAAATCGTAACCGTAAACAAAAATGTCCACAGTGCCACTAGTGACTGCTGTGCCAACTTTGACATACAGAGTTTGCGCTGTCAATCGAGTTGCCTTAGTGCCAGCAACCACGGTTGCGTTGGTGACATAGGTTGAAGAAGTGTTGCTGGTCAAAGATGCGTTTGTGACGATCTCAGTGCCTGTTCCTGCTGGTGCTGTCCAGATAGCCAATGCACCGCCGCTCACGTCTACGTTTGCGTTGGTAATGGCTACAAACTGAACGTTATAGCTGGAAGTGTTAAACACTGGGAGGGTAACGGCTGCGTCACCTGTTGCAGAGATTGGCACGTTGTTAGCGTAAGCCAAAAGGCGAACTGCTTGGTTCGTGGATAACTGTGACGGGTGAATCGTTTGTGTTGATGCTGCGCCGGGATTTGCCATGATATGTTTTCCTTAAAATTTGTTTAATGAAACGGGGGTGATTAGCCCCCATTAACCTTTAGGCTGCAACGCGGCAGGCAAGTTCAGGGTACAGCGGGGCCCAGCCATACAGCACATCAACGCGAGTCGGGATTGAATCGTTGTTGATAGTGTATTGACGAACAACACGCATTGACAAACCCAGTTCCTTGTCGCTTGCACGACCAGCAAAGTGAACGCCATCAGGCAATTCCAAATCAGCGCAAGCCAAAGTGAAAGCATTTTTGTGCATCACAATATTCTGTGGTGACACAGTGCCAGTGTTGTTGAATGGAGTCACAACAGCGGTTGCGCTGGTAGAAGCCAAGTTAACGTTCTGGAACTGACCAGCAGTAATCACGGCGGGGCTTACGGTCACAGAAGTTGTGCCAGAAGTTGCCACGGTCACAGGTGCAGTCACCACAAAGTTACGCAGGCGGTTGCTGCCGTAAGCTTGACGGTTTTGTGGGTTGACTGCGTAGATGTTAGCAATCGTAATCACGTCACCTTGTTTCAGGCTAGCAGTTGCTGTGGTTGCGGTCAGTGCAATGGTGGAGGTAGATGCCCAGCCGCTGGTCAGAAAACCAGTTGCTGTAGTTGTAGCGCAAGCCAGAGTAGCGGTTGAGTAAGAACCGAATGTCTGTGCCACAACGTTTTGATCCATCTTCCAGTTCATACCTGCTGAGTCACGACCCATCATGCCCTTGCTGTACTGGCTGCCGATTTTGTCTGAGGGAACAAACAAACCCTTCAAGCTGTCAACAATGGTTGCGCCAGTGAACGGCTCAACAATACATGAACGGCGACCGTCACGGGGTGCGCCCTCGCTGTCCAGATAAGCACCAGCGGTCAGGTATGTGATCAAACCTGTGGGCGGTGTGCCTGCTGTACCAACGATGTTAGCGGTGTTGTTCTTTGCCATTGTCAGACCGTCAAAGTCAATCTTGTTGGCAATAGCTGCAACAGCGGGTTTCAGAACACGGTCGCTAAACATATCCAGAGACAAGGCCAAGTCTTGGCTTGTGAACTGGGTATCAACGTGGAACTGTGTGGACAAGGTAACAGGCACTGAAGTTTCGTTGAAGTCTTCAACGTTCAGGGCAGGGCCAGTTGTACCGATAAAACGACCGGGTTTACGGACGTTCAGGGTTGCGCCAATTTTTGCGCCTGTAACGGCAAATTGGTCATCATAGTTGCGCTCTACTTCACTTGAGAAAGTCAATTCGTTTTCCAAGACCATCAACGCTTCGTTGGTGATCATTGAAATAGTCAATAAATTATTTGCCATGTTATTTCCTTAAAAGAATGGGTTTAGCGAATCTTTCCTGCCAATCGTGCTGCTCTCCAAGCCTGATATGAACCATGAAATTGCCCATCACTGGTTAGGTTTACATCACGCCCGTTGGCTGCTGATCGAATTGGATTGATCGGCGCGGGTGCTTTACTTTTCCCAACAACAGGCTTCGTGTCAGTCTTTTCATACTGAGCTTCCAATCTCCCAATTGCTCTTAAGGCGGCGGTCAAAGTCATGCCTTGCAGTTGCACAGCGTACTCAGGGTTTTCAGCAAGGTGGTACAGAATACGAGGGCCAACTTCTGATTCAAAGATTGCGTCCCGCACTTCATTACTTACTGTAACGTCTGCGGTGCTTACCATGTCATCAAAATCTGGAATCTCTGCCTTTGCTGCCTTTACCCGTTGACCCCAAGTATCAATTAACTTGGCGTGTTCGGCGGCGGCTTTGGCCTGCACTTCCTTATGCTTTTCTTCCTGCATTCGCTGTTCTACACGGTAGTCTGTCAACGCCTTGGCGTATTCAAACATATCGCTAAACTGCTCTGGCATTGGTTCTTGTTCTGCCTGTGGTTCAGCTTTAGGCTGAAATTTGGCTTCTAAGTCCCTAACCTTTGCTTCCAGACCTTCCCTTGCTTCACGTTCCCTACGAGCTTCTTCCCGTGCGGCTTCGCGCTGCTTGGTTATTTCTGAAAACCGTCTTTCCAGCTTAGGATTTTGTTTACGATCCTCTGTTGCTGTCGCTTCGTTCTCTACCTCAGTTGGCTCACTCTGTCCTTGATCAACCTCTTGCGGCTCTGTCGGTTCGACAGCCTCGCTAGGCGCTGGATCAGCTAAACCCATTCTCTTGGCATTAAATTCAGCTAAATTTTCACTTGTCACCACATTGGCGGCAAGTCGTTCTGCTACTTCTGGCATTGAGTTTCCTCAAAGAATTCACCCAGTTGACCCAACTGGTAAGGTTTTGTGGTTTTTACCACGAAATCATTTTACTGTCAATTATTGTTTTAGTCTTTTGACAAAAATATATGCTCATCGGGAAGTCCTAAATCTCTTGCTGATTGGACAATTTGCATATATTTGTGCGCCCCAATATTTTCTGGCATTTTTTCAAACATTTTTTGCACAACAGGTAAAGCAGATGGATTTTCTTTCCAATTTCTTGTTTGATCTCCAACTGCATCGTTGTAAGCAGAAACTAATGAAAATCCAGCTTTAGGATCAGGGTTATATCCGTCATCTAATCCTTGATGTGTAACACGAAATGCCCCAATGTCTTTCAATGCTTGAAAATTTAATGGTTGATAATCAACTTTTAAATTTGGATTGTCAGACGTTAATTTTTCATATTTTGATAAATCACGAATTTTTGACGCATTTTCATCAATTCGTTTTTGGGCTAATTTATTGGTAACATAATCTTGCCAATTATCATTTGTTACAACATCAGGCATATCAATTCCTTATTGCATAGGTTGTTCAAATGTTTGCTGTGCTTGTGGTTGCGCGGGTGGTTGCGCGGGTGGTTGCGCTTGCATTGGCTGTTCTTGTTGCATTGGTTGCATAAACGGGCTTGCACCACTTGAAATATCCTGTGCGGCGGCAGTAGCATATTGTTGTTGTTCAGCATTGCGCTTGGCAATCTCCATTTCAAGCCTGCCAGTGTCCATGTGATGCAACAGTAGCTGCACAATGGCATCAATCTCAGTTTTGTTCTGGCTAGTGATAGCACGGGTGTTCTGATCATTGACCTTAACTTCTGCCATTGTCTCAGTGTTGTGCGCCTTGGCAGTGACTTCCATGAGTTTGCGTCTGTTTGCGCCTTCTTCCTTGATTTGGGCGACCTGACCACGGTTGTTAATTTCCAACATGGCGGCTTGCAATTGCTGCTGCATATCTTGCACTTGTTTCTGAGCTTGCGCCAGACGCATCTGAACTTCTGGCGGTATATCTGACTTCTCGTCAATGTTTGCCATTGGGTTCATGGATGCTAAACGGTCGGCAATCACATCAGCGCCGGGGAAGTCCATGTTCCTAAATACCAAGTCACCCGCAATATTGAACAATTCTGCATTACCCGTTAACAGCGGCATCATGGCTTCAACGGCTTG